CACGTCCTCAAAGAAAAAGAAGTAAATGCCCCGCATCCAGATAAACGACGTATACAAGCAACTTTTTGCCGACGGACGGCTCCGCCAAGATGTCCGGTATTTTATCGTGTATGGAGGACGCAGAAGCGGCAAGAGTCACGATGTCGGACAGATACTTGATATTACCGCGGCCTCAGAGCCGGGACATTTTATCCCGCTTATTCGTAAGGTGGGGGCAACGGTCAAGGATTCTATTTATTCGCAACATACGGGCTTTTTTAACCGTAACAACATCAGGGTTGACCAAAACAAAACTGACAAGGAAATAGGGCTTCCTAATGGGTCAAGGTTCCGGGGCTTTGGCCTTGATGATGAAATGAAGATACGCTCCCTGGTTGGGGCGACCAAGATAGAGATAGACGAAGCGAACGAACTGTCAGAAAATGAGTTCGATTCCCTGGATGCCGGATTGTCTCCGGGAAACTATAACGGACAGATTTTTTTGCTTTTCAATCCGATAGCGCAAATTCCCGGCTCGATGCACTGGCTTCAGCGCCGTTTTCTTCAAGTTCCGCACGAACTGAGCAAGGCGGTTATATTCGACACGCCTACCGGCAAAGCCCTTGTTCTCCGCACATGGTACAAAGACAATGCCTTTTGCCCTGAGGCGTCACGCAAGGTGCTTGAGGGCTACAAAGAGACGAACCCGGAAAAGTACAAGCTATGGGCGCTGGGTGAGTTTACCAAGATGGAAGGGTGCGTCTTTACCAAGTGGGATATTGTTAGCAAGGTTCCTGATGAAATGATTCATACCGATATTGGCGTCGGGCTTGACTTTGGGTTTTCTAACGATCCTTCGGCAGCGGGTCGCGTTTGGGTGCGCGAGGCTACACGGGAAATATGGTTTAAGGAACTGGTATACAAAACAGACCTTTTCAACGATGTTTTATACTCAGAATTAAAAAACGCCGGGGTGACAGAATATGAAGAGGTAACGGCTGACTGTGCGCGGCCTGACATTATTGGCGATTTGTACCGTTTGGGGCTCATGGGTATCAAGGGCGTACAGAAAAAGGCAAACTACAAAGAGGACGTAGCAACGCGCTTGCAGGGGTACACGATTCATGTAATCGAAGGCTCGACCAATATGGTGCGCGAAATCTCTACATACGCATGGGCGCGAGATAAGAACGGCAATCAAATGCCGAAGCTTCAGGATGGCGACGACCATCTTTTAGACTGTCTTATCATGAAAATGCACGAACACACGGGACAAGTTAATATTTTAGACGTTGACTGGTCATAATCCTTTTTAGGGGGTATTATAATTCCATGACGCAAAAAAAACACACACGTGCAGCGCTTTTAAACTCCGGGTCGGAACTCGTCGGCCTTTTGGCGGCATCGTCCGTAACCGGGGGAAGTTCGCTGTCAGGGTACGGGACGACTGCATACTCCAATAATTATTCACTCATAACGCTCAATCGCATAGTTCTGACCTACCTCTATTCTGGTAATGGCTTGTTTCAGACAGCCGTACAGTTACCCATACAGGACGCTTTGGCGCGAAGAATAGTTATAGAATCGGCGCAAATGTCTCCTGAAGACGTTGACCAGATCCTTGACTGGTTCGAAGACCATGACGCTTGGCAACATCTTGAAGACGCTAAATCTTGGGAGCGCGTGTATGGTGGTGGTGGATTGGCTATCAATACTGATCAAGACCCGGAAAAACCCCTTAATTTGCGCCGCATGAAAGGTGCGCCGATTGAGTTTTATGATTTCGACCGATGGCAAGTTTCTGCCAAGTCATCCAACTTTGACGAATTCCTCGGCTATGACGATATGACAAAGGCTGATCTTTTGTATTATCAGGGACAGCCGATACATACCTCGCGTATCATTTTTATGACCGGCAAGCGTGCGCCGTCGTATATTCGACGTCAGTTGCGCGGCTGGGGTATGAGCGAGGGCGAGCGGATGCTCCGAGACTTGAACAACTATCTTAAGACTCAGGATGTCCTTTACGAAATCCTCGACGAATCCAAGATTGACATTTACAAGATAAAAGGCCTTGCAAATAAGCTTTTAACCGCAGGAGGCACAAACGCCATTGCCTCACGTATCAAAGCCGCCAATGAGGTGAAGAGCTATATCAATGCCCTTATTTTGGATGCTGAGGAAGAATACGAACAGAAAACATTGACCTTTGCGGGACTCGCTGACGTTATGCGCGAGAATCGTATAGGCATTGCCTCGGCCTTGCGTATCCCTATGACAAAGCTTTTTGGTACGTCCGCTTCCGGACTTAATGCTACCGGCGAGGGTGACGCGGACAACTATAACGAAATGGTCCAATCAGAAATACAGGCGAAAATGCGCTCGCAGATAAAACAAATGATTGAGCTTGCCTGCGCGAACCTTTGGGGCTATGTTCCGGAATTCCGCTTCAAGTTCCCGCCTCTTAAGGCCCTGCCTGCTCTGGAAGCCGAACAGATTAAAGCCTCGGAAATAAATCGGATTTGTATGCTCTACGATCGCGGGCTGATTACTGACGGTCAGGCTATAGGCGACGAACTGGCAAAGGGTGAAACAATATCCGCTGATTTGGCGGCTAAATTCCAAGCTCGCCCATTGCCTCCGGGTGGGAGTGCGTCAGTTGACCCGGTAAAGGAAAATAAAGGGATTGAGGTTTTTAAGGCTGCGCGGGACGCGGTGAAGAATGCTCTTAAGGGTAAAAATGCTCCGCGTTAAACCTTCGTACTTTTCCGATACTAACGAACACCTCCGCAAAGTTTTTTATGACACGTACTTTGCGCCGCTCTTAGATATCGCTAAGCCAACGGTATTAAACAACGCGTCACCCTCGCCTTTGGTTGCGGCAATCAATAAGGGTAAGATAAAATATGCATCGGGCGTTTTTTCCGGAACGTATAACGTCGCTATTTCGCGCGAGCTTTCCCGGTTCGCTACTTTCGACAAGAGGTCAAATACGTGGAAAGGGAGACCTCCTGCTGACGTATTGGCCGCGGCTCTTAAGGCCGAGGGAAACCGAAAAGCTCTTGTCGAAAAGATAAACAAGCAGATTGACGCTATGTCCGCGCAGGTTGATGAAACCATAAAAACGCTTTCTTTCGGCCTTGATTTACCCCTTTTCGCTATGAATGACGATATCGCGGAAACGCTTCCCCTCGGTATCCGTCCGACTCTTGACCGCCGTACCGCTGAGAAATTGCGCCGGGATTATAACGATTCCCAAAAACTGAACGTCAAAAACTGGACTCCGGAACAAACAACCCGATTAAGGGATATGGTCGAAAGGTATCAAACGTCCGAGAGTGACGATTCCTTAACTGATATGATCATGAGCGAATGGGACGTATCCGCGAATAAGGCCGAGTTTCTCGCCCGTCAGGAAACTTCCCTCTTTTTTAGTAAATTCTCGATGAATCGCGCAAGTTCGGCAGGAGTTAGGCGATATCGCTGGTCAACGTCGCATGATATCCGAGTTCGCCCGGAACATAAAGAACTGCAAGGCACGATCCATTCGGTAGACGATCCCCCGATAGTTGACGCTAAAACAGGGCGTCGCGGTCATCCTGGGGAAGATTATGGGTGTAGGTGTAGTCCTGTTTGGGTATTGGAGTGACGCTGTTGCGTGATAGATTGACAATTCAAGAAAAACAAGTGAAACTACTTTAATGGCTAATCCCAAGAGTTATAAGGTCCGGTTTATCGAACCCGGCATTATGTCATATCAAGATCAAGATCAGGGCGTTGTCCTTGTCTCGAAAGAGGCTTTGGATAATATGGGTCCGTCTTTTCGTAATTGCCCGGTTATTTTCGTTCCTGAACACCACAATGATCAGGACAAAGAAACCGCGTTTAACTTTGAAGACATAGGATCAAACCCGGCGGCTGGTATTGTGACGACTATTCCTGCATGGGGAGATGATGGCTGGCAGTGGGTCGAAATGTCCGTATGGGACGAAGACGCACAGAACGCAATTGAAAAGGGTTTTTCCGTATCGTGCGCATATGAACCCGATGAAGATCATACCGGGGGAATTTGGCATGAGTTAGAATACGACCGCGAAGTCGTAAACGGAAAATATATGCACATGGCAATAGTCCCAAGACCCCGATACGAAGGGTCACGGATTTTAGCAAATAGTAAAGGAGGGCCTGGAATGGGTCTTTTTGGAATTAAACCGAAGGCTAACGCGGCAATGCCCGCAAAGCCTGAGCCGGAAAAGAAACCGGAAGCCGCTGCGGGTGGCGAACAGAAACCTGTTTTGGTGAACGACGATACAAGCGTCGACGTCAATGGAACTCCGGTTCCTTTGTACGAACTCATCGAAAAATATCAAATGAGCCAAGGCGCCTCGGGGGGCGAAGCTCAGACACTTACTCCGGAAGACGAAGTATCTTTGCCTGACGGAACCAAGGTAAAGGTTGCTGACCTTATCGCCGCATACGGTGCAGGCGCTGAGGCTGCCGATACTTTGCAGAACGCAGAAGCGCCGACGGATACCAAGGGCGAGGCTTCTGTTGACGAGAAAAAGCAGCTGTCAAACAGCGCTTCTTCTGTAGCAAAAAGACAGGTTAACACCGCGCTCAAGAATGCTGCGTCAAAAGACACTGGCTTTGACCCGCGCGGTGAAGGAATGGACACGGAAGCCGATCGCTTGGCTCGTGGTCATGCTCGTTACAGTTTGCCCGTAAAGCAGGGGGGTAAAAAATAAATGGCTGTTGATACAAACGTCAATCAATTTAAGCCCGGGAAAGCGGTCGGCGATATCGCCTTAAACTTTTTCGGTGCGGAAAGCATCATTTCGGTTCGGTA